GTTCGAATCCCACCGCCCCGACCATTTCCTTCCTTGATTTACCCTCAGGTGCCCGTAGCTCAACTGGATAGAGCAGCTGCCTTCTAAGCAGCAGGTCGGGGGTTCGAGTCCCTCCGGGCACGCCAGTATTCACAAAGGTTTCGGCTGTTTTTTGTTTCCCGATTAAATTCCGGTTTTTGATTGTGTACGCTATGTGTACGCAGCCGTGATCAATGCCGAGCACCCCTTCGGCACGCGCTGCGCAAAGTCTGGTTGCCCGGCACGGAAACCTAGCGGCACGTTGTGTGCAATATAGGGTTGGAACCAGAATGGCCAACGGCATATGACCTTGGCGCTCTATTTTCGATTTCTTTCGAATGCAATATGAAACTTACCGTTTGGCATTTCAAGCCATCTCTATTAGGCGCTTATAGTCCCCCCAAGAAAGAGCATGATGGATGACGTCGATCAAGAACTGAAAAAAATTCAACTGTTGCGAGAGCGCCTAGCGCTGGAGAATGAACTTGAGCGGCGCGCGTTCAAAGCGAAAACGATTGATATCGTCGCGAATGGCGTCTCGGGTGTGATCGGCGGTGTGCGCAGCGCTTTCGTTGGAACGGTTCGCTATGTGGCCCGGAAGTGGAGATGGATCGCTATGGTTATTGTGGCTATAGCCGCGGCCCTCGGTTTTTCCGAATGGAGAGAGGCGGAACGTGACGCGGCGAAGGCTCAGTACCGATCTGAGTTATGGGCGTACATAGAGTCCAAATGCACGTCAGAACGCTGTTCAAAGCTCGAGTATGCTTTTGATGATCTTGAATGCTCAAGAGAGCTGGTCCACCGCTCCTCATGCGAAAGCAAGGCACGTATGGACTTCCAAGAGAGTAGGCCGAGGCCAAAACCCTAGATGAGCTGGGCGCCGTCCTTTAATGCCAAATTTTGAAGGTCCGCTTCTTCGAGCCCGCGACTTCCGCAAAGGGTCGCCAGCCGCCAGCTAACGCCGACGCCATTCCCAAGGTGGAACAGGGTCAGCATCCCGCTATAGTCCAATGCGGCTCTCATCAGGCCTTTGCCGAATAACCGGGATGCGGCTCTGTGGCCCGATATTCCGGCGCTGCGGATATTCGGCGAAGGACAGCATCCGGAATTGTTCGATCGTTTCAGTAGCTGTGGCTGGCAGGTCAGCGGACCCTGGTTGGTTTTCCGGTGCGGCCAATCAAATACATCTGGCCACTCTTTCCGTCGATCGCAAGCTGTCGAATCGATGGAAGGGCCCTCCTGACGATCTCCGCCAGTGCCGCACCGCCTACGTTTGCGGATACCACCAGGAAGGCGAGGGCGCCGCTATCTATGATCGCGTCCTTCTCAGCACTGCGAGATCGAATTCTGCGGTCCTTGGTAATGACCACCCATCCTCGCTGACCGGCCTCCTTGAGCCATTGCTCGTCAGGCGCATCATGGGCAAAGTGATCCTGATGGCAGAGTACGTTGGCACCCTCTGCGCGTAACGCATCGGGCACCGTCTTTGCGCCCATGCAGCGATCCAATAATAGAACTAGATCAGGCGGCCAGCTGGCAGCGGACGGCTTCTTCGGCGGCATCTACCGAAACTCCGAGGTCTTCGGCTATGCTCGGCAGCGAGTCGCCACCACGAAAGCGATCTGCGATTTCTTCAATCGGGATGCCGGTACCGATAAGCACTGGCCGGCCAAATGAAATCGTCGGATCGATTACTACGTTGGAGCTTATTACCGGCCTCAGTTTGATAGGCACGCCATGCGTGTCGCGCTCTACGCGGCGCAGATATAGGTTCATGACGTCGCGTATTGCAAGCTGACCATTGCGCGAGACATTGACCAGGCGCTCGAGCTCGCGGACAAAGATATCTAAGCCGTCGGTCTCGAAAGTCTGCTTCAGAAGGGGGCGATCCACCCCAAGGCGTTGAGCTGTGTATTCGGTAGCCTTCCGAATACGCTGAAAGGTCACGCCGTGTTGACGCCTCAGGGAAGCCAAGACGTGGGCTTCCACGAGGTTGAAGAAAGAAAGCCGGTTGTTTTTCTTGTCGGCGGGTTCTATCACACCCGGTAGCTCACCCCGCCCCTTGACCCAAAAGCTAAGCGTCGCCGCCGAAAGGCCGAGATAACTGGCGGCTTCCGTGATCGAGTAATTCGGTGAGTTTCGGGGGTCTTTTCGCATATGTGAATTATAGGACCAAAAGAAATGGTCAGCTGACTGTGTCTATACTTTGCTGCCGAGTTTTGCGGCGCCGGAATCATTTCAGCCTGGCCAGCGACGATCTGCCGGAATTCGATACGCGCTCAGTGATCGCGTAAAGGTCATTCGGCGTCAGGTTCATCTGCGTCAGCTTGGCCATCAGTCGCTCCCGAAACTTCCGCAGTGCGACTCGCTCGATCTGATATGCCCTTTGCTTGGTCACCCCAAGGGCTGCAGCGACCTCGTCCAGCGTGCAGGCGTACTCTGTGTGCGGCAAGTTGAGGTCGTGCATGGCTACAGGCGGCGCAGGAGGTTGCGCTGGCGGTTGTTCCAGGCCTGAATAAACTGGCGTTTGTGGTCGAAGGCTGGTTGGTCGTCGGGTTGCCCGGCGCTGTTGGGCAGGCGATCCAGACGCAGGCCGGCGAGGCGCAGGGCAGCGAGGGCATAGACAAGGCAGTCCAGGGCTTCATTGCGCGGGCGGATCTGTTGCCACTCCTGGCTGGGACGGCCGTAGCGGTACTTCGTGATCAGCTTCTCGGCAGCCAGCTGGTCGAAATACTCCTGGTCGAAGGCGGCATCGTCGGGAAAGTGGATATAGCCCGGTCCCGGGGTGCCATGCCGCAGGCGTGAGTGAATGGCGACCTTGCCGCCGTCGACGCCGATCGGTTCGACGTGGACGCCTTTGCGGCGGCGAAGGCGCTGGGCACGCTTCCGTGCATCTTCGATCAGTGGGCGGCCCATGCCCGGCATGCCCTTGATGACGTAGACGTAGCGGAAGCGGGCGGCGAATTCATAGACCGCGGAGGTATTGAAGCCAGAGTCGACGGCCACGGCGCCCGGGCGAAACTCTGTGAACAGTTCTGCAAGCTCTGCCCATGGCTCGGGGCTGGCGGTGTCGCCTGGAATAATGACGTGATCGATCAGCCAGGCTTCTTCACCCATGCCCCAGGCGACGAAAGAGACCTCGAGGCGGTCCTTCTGCACGTCGACACCACCGGTCACGGACCGGCCCGCCAGCTCTTCCTGATCGTACTGTTCGACGCGGGCCATGATGCCGGTCGCTTCGACCTTGTCGCCCTGTTCCTCCCATGTCTCGCCGAGGGATGTGTTCACCCATGCCTTCATCATCTCGGTGCCGGCGTGCTTGGCCTCGAGGAAATCGCTGGCCATCTCCGACCAGCGGCGCCATGGGCTATAAAGCTCGTTCAGGTGAAATCCTGCCGTGCCCTTGAAGGTGGCGTCAGCTCGCCACTCGCCGGCCTGCAGCATGGCGGTCTTGTGCTGCTCATCAAGGCATGATCCGCAGTGCTCGCAGACGTAGTGCGCCGTCTCCGGCTTGCCTTCGTCCCATCGCACGTTCGCCCATTTCAGCACCTGGAATTCTCCACAGTCGGGACAGGGCACCCAATAGCGGCGCTGGTCGCTCGCGAGGTAGGCTTGCTCGATCCGCGAGAGGTCTTTGATGGTCGGCGTACTGGTCAGCACCAGCTTGCTATTCCAGAAGGTCGCCGTGCGCTTCCGCGCCAGGGAGACGGGATCACCTTCGGTGCCGGCGCTTTCGGGGTAGCGGTCGATCTCGTCGCACAGCACGATGCGGATCGGCCGGCTGGCGAGGTTGGCGGGACTATTGGCGCCGGTCATCGTGATATGACCGCCAGGGAATGTCTTGTGCAGCATGGTGTTGCCGGAGTCCCGGGCGCGGGCATCCTTGACCAGGCCACGCAGGGCGGGGGTGTCGCGGAGCATGGGCGCCATGCGGTCTTTGGAGAAGGCGCCGGCCATCTCGAGCGTCGGCTGCAGGAGCAGGATCGGCGACGGATCCTGACTGACATAGTAGGCGATGACGTTCTCGATCAGCGCTGTCTTGCCGATCTGCGCCGAGGTCATCAGCGCTACAGTGCCGGTCTCGGGATCACAAACCGCGTCCATGATCCCGCGCTGGTAGGGTGCGCGGTCGGTGCGCCACTTGCCAGGCTCGGCGCTGGCCTCCGGCGACAGGTAGCGGTAACGGTCCGCCCATTCGCTGATCGTCAGGGACGGGGGCGGAGCGAAGATGGCCAGGGCGGCCGCGGCCAGGTCACAGATCTTCATGGTGGCCCTCGGCAAGCTCTGCCAGCGCTTCGTGGACGCCTTCCTGCAACAGGCGCTGCAGATCGCCCCTCGATCGTGCCCCATAGGCCCGGGCTGCCAGCTTCGACGGCAGTGAGAGCAGGCGGGCGCGGACGTTGGTGATCACGCCCTGCCACTCTTTCAGCACGTCGTCAGCCTTCACCAGCTGGCCGGTGGCCGTCTTTTCCTCGAGCTCGGCCAGTTTGGCCAGGTGGCCTTCCTTCTTTGCGCGGGCGGCGTTGTAATCGGCATAGGCGTCGGTTTTGACCGATACGCCAGCCTTCCGGCCGGAGCCTTCACGGGCGCCGCCACGTCCTTTTGGTACCGATTGAACACTCATATTACTGACTCACCATTCATTAATAATTTCTGTGCCTAAAAAATAGGCGCGCCGCCAATGACCCCCGGCCTTCAAAAGCCCAGGAAGGACCCGTGAACTCATCCGGCGCCCCCGGCCAGCGAAGTGATGACGCGGGTCTCGCGGATCCATTGCCACCCCATGTCGTCCACTACATAGCCAGGCTTCGAGCAGATCAGGTCGAAGAGGTGGTCGGCCTCGCAGTGGCTGGCCATGGCGCGGGCGTGCTGCTCGCCACGCAGTGACCACAGCATCAGCGTGAAGCCGGCCGCCTTCTGTTCTGCCAGCCAGGTGATCAGGCGCTTGTTGCTGATGCCGCCTTGGTGCAGCGTGCCATCCACGTCGACGGCGATCACACGCGAAGGCGGTAAGGTCTGCCACTTCATCGGGCGCCTGCCATGGCTTGCCGGAAGGCGCGGTCGAACTCTTCCTTGAAGATTCGCGGCGCGTTCTTCTTGGCTATCCCTTCGAAGTCAAAGCGCTTGCGATAGGTCGGGGCGCTGATGCGGATCAACAGCGGGACGATGCCCGACACTGTCTTGCGCCCGCGGCCCTTGGTCCTCCTGCCCCAGATTCCGTATGGTGCACCGTGATGGCCGAGGGGCACGCCGACGAAGACGTCCGCATACTTGCCGGTGCGCTTCAGGCCGGCGGCGATCTGCACTATCTGGCCCTTCGTCATGTTGCCCGACGCATTGAGGCGGATGCCTTCGCCTGGCACCCAGTAGCCCGCGGCCTTGCTTGAGTCGCTGGCCAGCTTCTCCTCGAATGGCTTGCGATCACGTCCACCGCCAATGATGTGAGGTAGGAGCACCTTGGCCTGCCGATCCTTGATACCGATGACAGCCTCGAGGTTGGAGACATTGGCAGGGCGGGTGTAGAAGCCGCGCTGCACAAACCGTGTCGGCTTGTGGAAGACTCTGCCGACCTCCTCTTCGGCCAGCTTCTCCAGACGCTTGGCAGTGCGGGTGAGTGCGACCGCGGAGGCGTACCTTACCTGCTTCCCTGTTCTGTCGAGAAGGCGCATGGCGGGGGCAATATTGACCGTGACCTTGTAGCTCGCCAGCAGCCCCGAAATGATGCCCGCAGCTTGCAGCTTGATCTGCTGCTGGGCTTGGGCAACAAGGATCTGATGCCGGATATACCGGCGCAGGATGAGAGCAATGCTCATTGCATTACCTTCAGCAGTTCCTGCCAGTAGTGCGCGTAACCGATCAACTTGCCGATCTGGAAATCCTGGCGACCGTCATCCTCGAGGAGCTCGTTCAAGCGGTCCACGGTGCCCTGTGCCATTTGCCCGGTCTCGGTCGCCCCGGCCAGCTTCCAGCCAGCGATGAAGCCGACCATCTGCTTCTCGGTCAGGTTGGTGCGCTCGATCTCGAGGATCTCGAGTTCGGCGCGTGCCTGGTCAACTTTCATCTGACGTCTCCTTCGGCCAGGCCTGCAAGCAGGTCGGGCAGCAGTTGCTGGTGGTGGGGGCGGTCGCCTGGTCTTCAAAGCGGACGATATGGCCGGTGCGGACGTCGGCAAACCCTCCGCGGGCAACGACGTGATGACCAAGGCAGAGCACGCCAAGGGCGCTCAATCGCTGATCGATCCGGCCTGCCATGGCCTTGTCAGCTTCGCTTGGGGTGGGGTCGCCGCTATGGGGGTGGTTGTGCACGATGACGCCCATCTCGGCATTGGCCAGGGCGGCTCGCCTGGCGATGTGCCGGCTGCTGATCGTCGCTTCGGTCTCGCCGCCGCGCGCCACCTCGTCGACGCAGATCAGGCGGTTGCGGCCGTCGAGCCAGTAGGCCAGCGCGACCTCGATCTCGCTATCGTGCAGGCGCATGGCGGCGTCACATACGGCTGCCCGGGTATCGAAGGCTGGCAGGCCTTCGCGCTGCATCCAGTCGCCAAGGGCGGCCAGGGAATCCTTGATCAGTTCGTTAATCACCGGCTGCCTCCACGGCGGCCAGGATCGCGTTGACTCTGGTCTCGAGCTCATGCGGCGAGATGCGGGCACCTCGAAGAAGGTAGAGATCGGCCAGTGCCTTCTCGATCACCGATACCCGACTCCGAAGGCGGGCCAGCGTTTCCTTGTCGCGCTTGTAGCCGGGTGGATAGCCCCCGCTGAAGACGTCAAACTTGACGCGACCGACTGCCGCCTGCATTTCCTGAGTGTCAGCCTTCAGTTGTCGAAGCCCCATATCCAACCTGCTCAGGTTGTCTTCGACCAGGCTTTCGCCATGCTGCCCCAACCTGACACAGGCATGGCCTTCGGCCTGCTGCACCAGTTGGCGCCGGTCGCACAGGGCGCGCAGTTCGGCGTCAATCTTTTCGTGGGTGGCGCGTGCGGTGTCTGCCTTGGGTTGCAGCGCCTTGATTTGCTTCTCGAGTGCGGCGCCTTCCTTGCAGAGGGCGTCCACTTCATCGATGGCGCGAAGGCGGGCGTCGAGAGCACGCTGGTCTGCCTCGCGCTCCTTTGCGGCGGCTGCCTCGATGATGCGCGGGTCGGTCCGCATCAGTCTGACGATTTCGGTATCTGAGAACATGGTGTTTCCTTTCAAAGGAGGTGATGGCGGGCGATCAGCAGGGCTTCTGCCCTGCCGTCGTGTTTCTTGAGGAAGAGATGGTCGGCGGCGCCGGGTATCAGCTGCTTTGCGACGGTGATCGAGATGGCCTTGCTGGCGGCGGCCGGAATGCCCGCGGCACGCTTCCAAATTGCAGGCTGCACGAACTGGTACGGCACCTCGAGGGAAGCCAGCACGCCCTGGATTACGCCGAGGCCGTGCCCGAAGGCGAAGGCGCCGGTCGGACCTTCACCCGGGCGGGGGCCGACGCGCTCGATCGTGCAAATCACCGGAGGCAGCCGGCGCAGGATGGCGGCCAGCCCCAGCCCGTCAATCTGCTTGCGGCCGGTGG